CCCAAAGTCTGACGAATATCGCCGATACTGCCGGCATCACGACCACGCAACTGCAGGGGTTGCAGATCGCAGGCGACCGCGTCGGCATTTCGTCGGAGATGATGACGCAAAGCCTGGACATGTTCACGGTGAGCGTCCAGCAACTGCGGCAGGGCACAGGTCCACTTTTCACCGAACTGAGCAAGATCAGCCCCACGCTCGTCAGTCAGTTGTCCGCAACCAAGGACACGACGACTGCGTGGAACTTGCTTGCTCTAGCGTACCATAACGCCGACCAAGAACAGAAAAATCTAATTGCCCGCTCGGCGAGCGGCGGTCGCAACGGCATTGCCATCGGTCGCGTGCTCGATTCGACTGCTGCAGCCGGCGGAATGAATGGGCTGGTCGATGGACTTAACCAGGCTGATTTGCTGACGCAGCAGCAGGTCCAGCACTGGAACGATTTGAAGATCGAGATCGATGAGGCGTCGAGTCTCGCCAAAAATAACTTTGCATCGGTTTTTACGTCGGAAGTACTGGAGAACGAGAAGAAATATTACGACACGCTCTTGAATGTGTCGGAAGTGGCAAAGCAGTTCAAAGCTTCCGACGATCTGCGTCATTTGCTGGAAGGCGGCTTGGCGGGAGTATTCATGTTGGGCGGCGTGGCTGCAACAGCGGCTGCCGGTATTTTTTCGAAGCAATCACCATCATCGAAGATCAACGGCATGGTTGGGCCAACACCCGACTATCCGCCGGCAATTACGGGCTTGGATGCACCCGCTGCCGGACCAACCGCCCAAGTTATTGCCGCACAAGCCGCTGCGCGAGTATCTGCGCTCGGCTCGGGTGCCACGATCGCCGATAAATTGACCGCATCGCTCAAGAAGCTCGATGCCGAAAACGCGAATAATGCATTCGGCACGCAGGGCAGCACGGCCGCGATTAACGACTTCAATCGCGCCGTTGGCGCCGTAAAGCTCGACGCTGCGATTCAGCAGATCGGATTGGCTACTGGCGCCCTTGGTCCTCTCGCCACCATCTCCGACATGGTCGCGCAGAAGATGTTGCAGGTTGCCAAGGCGCAACAGCAGGGCGCGGGATTGACCGGTGCGCAAGTCGCCGCGATCCAGAAATACACCTACGAGACACAGCTCGGCATTACGGCCATCGACAAGTCTGCTGATTCCTACACCATCCAGGCCGCCACGATTGACATGGCGACGGGGAAGGCCGCGACGTATGCCGCGGTGATGGCCAAGGTCTACGAGAATATCCGCCTCGGTCATCCTCTGACGCAACAGCAGACCGCCGACTTGCTGGCATCTGCCGATGCAATGGGCAAGCAGGCGCAGGCAGCGGAGCGTGCGAACGTCAATTCGAGCATCAATTTTGGCAGGCAGACCGCGTTTCTAACGCCGGAAGACGTGCAGATCGCACAGCAGTTAAAGGGTCTGTACGGAAACGATGTTCCTGCCGCATTGGCCAGTTCGGAAGCGCAGGCGATCCGTCTGAATAATGCGTTCGCCGGCCTGGCTAACACCGCCCAAGACGCGCTGCACGGCTTCGCGACCGACATGCGGACCCAACTGCAGGCGGGCGCGACGGCGTGGCAAGCGTTTGAGACGGCCGGCTCCAATGCGCTGAACAAGATCGCCGACAAGTTGATGAACATGGCGATCGATAATCTGTGGGGCAAAGCCTTCGGCGGTGGCGGCGGCTTGCTTGGGTTGCTCGGAATTGGTGGCAGCGGTTCCGGCACCGGCTTCCAAGGCGCAACCGGTGACGCTGGCAATTTTCAATGGGCTTCCGCCAACGGCAATGTGTTCGCCGGTCGCGGTATCAGCGCCTATTCCGGTCAGATCGTCAGCAGCCCGACGCTGTTCTCCGCCGGTAACGGCCCGATGAAGTTCGCGGACGGTGCTGGTTTGATGGGCGAGGCTGGCCCGGAAGCGGTCATGCCGCTTACTCGCACCAAGAACGGCAAGCTCGGCGTCGCCACATCAAGCGGCAGCCAACCGACCGTGGTCAACGTCGCCCCGCAGTACGTGTTCAACAACGCCGACCCGAACGTCGAGGCGCGGTTGCGTCAGCAGATCGCACAGAGCGCGGCTGACACGCAGCAAAAGACCGTCGCCGCTGTCCAGAAGCTTAGCCAGAACTCGCCCGGCAATTACTTGCCGCCGAAACGGTAGCGATGACCACGATCTACGACTTTCCCGCCGCCTGGTACGATTGGGGACTTGCCGTCCCCGGTAAGTATCGGCTGCGCTCAATGTCGCAGGTTGCCAATCGCCCGTGGCAAGGCGCGGTAAGCATCAAGGGTCCGCACGCGCAGTTGTGGATGGTCGACATGACCACGGCGCCGCTGCAGGATCCCAATCGGCAAGACGCCGAGGCGTTCTTTTCGCGATTGCGCGGTCGCGCCGGACTGTTGCGCTTTGCCGACCCGACCAAGTTGGACTGCTGGTACAATCGCAACACAGCACCTGCAAGCAGCCGGTTCAGCGACGGCACTCTATTCAGCGACGGCACAGGCTTCGTCGATGGGCTGATGCCGCCGACGGTCTACGTCGCGCAGGTCGCCGCCAAGGGCAGCCGCTATCTGGTCTTGAAAGGCTTTCCGGCCTCGGTCGCCAGTGCGCTGCGCCGCGGCGATCCGCTGGAGATCAAACCGAACGGAGTGCCGGCCGGTTTCCCGCATCGCTACCACGCGATGATCGGTGGCGATACGGACGCATCTGGTCAGATCGGTATTCAGATCGAACCCCCTTTGCGCGCCGGCGTGTCGGTCGGTGACACGGTTTCGCTGCGCACCGCGGCGTCGGTGTTTCGGCTGACGACGGACGATTCGGGCGAAATGGAATTTGCAGCCGGATTCATGGGGTCGATTTCCTTTTCGCTCGTCGAGGCACTGGATTTGGTGCCGTGAGCCGCCCCGTCACCGAGCGCATGGCGCAGGCGTTAAAGCAAGGCGCACCGCGTGTCCTGTTCGTTGAAGTCGATCACCCGAGCGGCACCGGCTACTTCTGCTCGAACGTCGGTTCGCTGAACTGGAACGGTCACACTTGGGTCGGCGTCGGGCCGCTCGGCAGCGTGACGCCAGTCAAGCAATCGAGCCAGATCGAGGCGCAGGACATCACATTCGCGCTCAGCGGCGTTGACACCGACATCTTGGCCAAACTGGCAGACGACGTCCACAACCGCGCCGGCCTCGTGTGGCTCGGCTGCTTGGACGATAACGGCAACATCGTCGCCGATCCGGTGCAGTTGGTCGACTCCGAACTCGACACGCAATCGTTCGTGCTCGCCGACGATGGCACCGCGACCATCAACATCGTCGCGCACACCGGCTTTTACATCCTTGATCGCGCCGTCGAGGAGGCTTGGACACCGGAAAATCAGCACTGGAAATTTCCCGGCGATACCGGCCTCGACATGATTCCGGCACTAGTGAACCAAAATTTGCAGTGGACTCCAACTTGAGCACCCGCGCCAAACTAGAAACCGCTGTGTTGGCCGGCATGGATCGCGCCGGGCGCAACGTCATGCGTTGGGGCGTGGACGACTGCGCGCTGTGGGCTGCGGACATCGTCAAGGATGCATTGGGATACGATCCGGTCTCTGCGTATAGGGGCCGGTATCACTCCCGTTTTGGCGCGCTGCGCTACATCTCTGCCAACGGCGGGATGCAGGGATTGCTCCAAGGAGCAGCCCGACGCCACGGCTGGAAGTGTATCGACCCGCGATGGGCCAAGCCCGGCGATGTTGGACTGGTGTGGACAATGTCCGGCGGTGCGGCAGTTCAGGCCACGGCGATTTGCCGGGCGCGCGGCTGGTTCGTTGCCCGCAACGAACGCGGCTTTACAACGGTACAGGCCGAGAACGTGCCGGTCGCGTGGTCGGTGCTCGATGATGTGGAGCAAGTGCCGGTTCACGGACCCGCCATGAAGATGGGCGGCGTCGCGCCGACTTACGCCGCGAATTACGATCCGGTCACCATCGGCGTCGCCATCTTGGCGGTGGTCGGCGTGACTGGAGCGTCTACCTTCGTCGCCGGCGCGGTCGGTTTCGTGGCGCTTTCGGTTCTCTCTGTCGGTTTCTCGCTCGCCGCATCGTTCCTCCAGCCGCACACGGGCTTGGGGTCTCTCGGTAGCGATTCGCTATCCAGTGGTAGCAGCGGCGTCCTCGGCGGTCAGAGTACGCAAGCGTCGGTACAGGTCACCGAACGCCAATCGCTTCCGTATAAGCGCGTCATCGTTGGTAATGCCTACGTTGGCGGCGCGCTCTTTTTCGAGCAGGTGACGCCGCCGTATCTGACGCATGGCATTCTCATCAACGATGGCGAAATTTCCGCTGTTCGCAGCATCACGATCGGCACCGACACGCTTCTCTTTTCGGACCTGGCGCCGAACTCGATTCAAACGCCACTGTCTTCACCCGGACAGCCGAACTATCCCGGCAACATGCGGGTGTCGCTGCGGTTCGGTGCTGTCGATCAAGACGCCGACCCGCTCATTTTGGCGCGGTATCCGAACGTCAGCCTTTCGCTTGTCTCGTTCGCCAACGCTTCCGCTATCGGCACGATGACCAATGGCGCTGCGGCACTCAATGAGACGATTAAGGTAGCGACGCAAAGCGCATCCTATGAGGGCACCGGAAATCTGACCGCAGTAGTTGGCGCGGACCTTGGCTCCGGGCATTCAGCAACAGCGACCGGGTTTTGCGTTACGGCACCGACCGATGCCGCCTTATCCAGTGCAAGTGTTATCGTCCGTTTGCGGGCTTCGAACGACAACGCGACGTGGACCGACCTTTACGTCAGCGTAGCCGCTAGTTATTCGGCGAACGCGGCTTTTACCGGCACGTTTAGCAATAGCATCGCCTATCGCTATTACGAAGTCAGCATCGAGGAGCAGAACGGGGACG